CCGTTAATATTTCCATTTCAACCTTTTCTGCAGATACGTCTTGCAGTAATATCTTGTATCATCCATAGCATGATCTGATTCCTTTATTGGCTGTTCCTTATCAGATTTTTCATCCCAGGCATAAGTAGTAAACTCCTTTATGCAATTCTTGCAGCCTTTGTATATTTGGATCCTTCTCTTATTCAGGAATGTAGTTACAATCCTTATACCGTCCAGAACGTCATTATTAGCAGCTTTACATATATATTTTTTGTGTGTCTTAACACATTCAATAAAGCTTGCTGCAGATGGATCTATTATTATCTGCATAACCGGCTTGTCTGCTATCATCGAATCCATGAGATTATACAGGCTCTCATCATCAAGACGTTTTTCACTCTTCTTGCTATTGTAATAAACCTCATCTATTCTCGTAGCCTTTTCACCGTCAAAAGCCCACAATCCACAACTGAATGGATTTCGTGTACCGTAGTCAACCGAGACGGTATATTCAATTATTGTGCTTGGGTCAGGAAGCTCATCAACAACATGCACATCATGGTCAAACATTGTGTATATGATTCCTTCAGCTAAGCACCATAAACCTTCAATGTATCGCTTATAAAAGACTCCTGTATACTGCGAACGGTAACGCTCTTTAATCTTTTCAGATAAGCTTAAGTTGTCATCCATAGTAAAGTGCAGATATACAAGCCTTTTTATGTCGCACTTATCAATCCAGTTCTCTTTGAACCAGTGAAATGGACCCTGAGGGTTACAGTTAAACCACCATTTACTCTCTTCAACCGAACATCTTGCCGTAGCCTGATTAACAAAACTTTCCGGCATAAGTGCAACTTCATCAAAAAAGCATCCTGCAAGAGTGATACCCTGTATCAAATCTTGAGAACGCTCGTCCTTACCACCAAATATATAAAAATAATTTTCTGTATCGCCATCGCCCTTAGTCACTACAATCAGGTTGTCAGCTCTGTGATCAGTCACTTTATAACCTCGTGACCGCAACATTATCTTTAACCAAAAGAGCACATTTCTTCTGAATGAACCTATAGTCTTACCACACATTCCGAAGTTCTGACAATTAAATGTTGTCATGGCCCATATTACGAACGATAACGACATACACAATGTCTTACCGGAACGGATAGCGCCATCTGCTATAATGCCCTCACAATCAGCTACCGGACTGTCAGGCATCCACCATGTTAAAACCTTAAGCTGTTTGGGTGAAAACGGTTTAAATCTAAATACAGCCTTTTTTATTCCTGCCATATTTCTTTCACCTTACCTTGCAAAGCCTCCAGGAATCCATCATCTCCAGTCTCAGAACCATCATCCAGCTTGGCTTTAGATTTAAGAACGGCAATACGTAGCTTCTGCTCTTCTGTAGCAAGCTCCCAGTCATGATGAAGCATCTCATCATACTGCTTAATCATCCTGGCTAATTCCGACTGCGCTCTTGCCTGTGCTGACATAAACTTTCCTTGTTTATCCCATGCTTCCTGGTAACTGTATGAATCACCCATATCCCCGGACATTACAGTTCGTTCTGTTAGGTCCTTCTTATCTTTGACATACGCTATCTTTTGGGCTCTAATTATTGCTGCATATGCAATCTGTATCTGGTGCCATAGTAAATCAAGAGGATTCGCTGTTTCGATAGCGTCAAATATCTCTTTTGTCTCTTCCGGAAGATACTTAGAAAAAAATCCATACTTTTCAGCATGTTTATTTCCTGCAGGACCGCCTTTCGCATTTTTATTACCGGGCTGGCCGCCACGTTTGCGTTTTGCAACGTTGCATTTACTCCCTTTCGTTGCGTTGCAATCCCACTTGTATCTGTTCTTCCAGCTTCTTACTGTTCCTTCCGGCACGTTTAATTGACTTGCAATCTCAATTAACTTCATGCCCGAATCGAACATCTCTTTTGCTTTATCGACATTAGCATCTCTTGCTCTAGGCACACTCACCACCTCTCAGTCACTTCATTCGTTGGTTTTGACACATACAGCTTATTCCCTTCTTTTCTGCATCAAAAAACCCCGGACACTACTGTTCCAGGGCGCTTTATGTATTTGCATTAATTTACAGTACAATAATACCACATAAAAAACTGCAATACTATGCAATCTTGAAATTTTTTAATGCTCGAGAATGGATGTAATATATCTGTCTTTCACTATATTCCATCTCTTCACATATCACATCCCATTTTTTTAATTCAAGATATCTTTTGCGAAGGAGAAGGCTTTCGACACCATCAGGTACACTTGCTATGCACGTTTCGATTTCAAACTTCTTCATTTGAAGCTCAAGTGTTTTCTCATCAATCAGTTCCTGCAGCTGTTCTATCTTAACAATGTAATCGCTCAAATCACTCTCTTTATTTCCGCCCTTAGGCATATCGGAATACTGTAAAGCCTTTGCAGATTTGTAAGCAATTTCAACCGCTTCTTTCTGCTGCTCAAGATCTGTGATTTTGGACTGTATTGTCCTATACTGCAACAGGAACTCTTTTTTTATGTCATTCTCTTTCTTAACACTCTCTTCCATGATCGCCCCTCCTTCTGTTTTTTTTATTCAAGATTTCTATTCCTCAATTTCCGGAACATATTCGTCGCAGCAGTGATTGTAATCTACATAGTCTGTTACATAATCGCTTTCATCGTTTACACATATGTAATCCTGCAATTCGTCACAGTATCCGTAATTACAAGTTCCGCAACACTTTTTATTTTCTGTCATCTCTACTCCACCTCTTTTTCAATATACTTCTTTTCGGTTCAAACATGTCCCCTGCAGTATGAATACATTCACTGCATGGATGTTGGTCTATCCACTTATCCTTATGCTTGCAGTTATCACAAGTCTTTTCCATTTCAGCCATCTATTCCGCCCCTTTTCATTATGTCAAATAAATCTTCTATAAGTGCATCTGTGCAATCTTCACAACATTTTCCTTTTCCATTGTGATAATGCCTACATAATTTGCAATTAAAATTTGCTCTGCGTTCTTCCATATCCACCACAACCTTATCAACATCAAAAGCTGTCAGCTGCTCCTTGATAATTTTATAAGCACTCCACCAAGAAGGAACCATACCTGCATCCTCGCATTCTCTTTCCTCTGCTTCAAAAGCCTTTATCAATGCACTTCTGCTTATTAAATCACTCATTCTTTACACCTGCCTTTAACTGTTCTGCTGTTTTTAACGCATTACATAAAGCAGAGTGCCAAGCTTTTTGTGCAATGCTATCATCATATTCTCTTATGAATTTTGCACTACTTTCTATTTCTGCTTGCATTTGCGCCATAAATTCATCAACAGACTTGTTTCTCGCTCTTTGTATCAGTTCTTCAAAACTATTCGCATCATATCTGCATAATTCCTTTATTGCTTCATCTTTCCATTTTTTGATGTTTCTACATTCTTCCACAGTTCCTATTGCTCTGTACTGTTTCCATTCATCTAATGCCCTTAAGAAAGCACCAATTGTTTGAAATTCATCAATATCTAAAGCTTCTAACTGTTCTACTGTAAGTCCGATTAGTTCTTTGTACTTTTGTACTTTTTCAAGTGCTTCAATCGCCTTAGTTAATGCTTGCTTTTCTTCTTCATCAAACTGTGGCAAATACATTTGACATAATAATATTTTTGCTCTGTCAATCGTCATACTCATTCTCCTTTGCTAACAATCTTCTAATACAAGGTTTGGAGTATCATATACAATTGTAAAGAAGTGTTCGCCATACTGTTCTCCAAAGCAACTTGTAATTGAGATAATATGTTCTCTACCTATTCTGTTACAATAATCTGCCAACTGCTGATAATGACATCTTACTGTTTTAATCATGATTTCACTCTCCCATCTTAGATAATATCTCAATCGCTTTGTCCTTCAGTTCCTCTGTAAGTCCATGCTTATATGTAGTTTGAATAAAATTATCCATTTTTCTATACTCGCACATATCAGAATCATCATCCAAAATGATGAAGTTATCTGTCGGATTCTTCGATAGCCATTCTTTTATTTCATCTCCACGCTGAGAACCGGTATCTAAGCAAGGAGTGATATCATAAACTTCCATATCGTAATCTCTTAATCTCTGCTCTAATTTGTTGTATAAGCCATTGCCAAAAATACTTTCTTTGCCGCTTTTTGCACAACCAATTCTCCAAGAAGAAGAAACTACAATCTTTGCAGATGTCTTATCTATAATTTCTTTGAGTAATTTTAATGGTCGATCTTCAACTTCTGCGTATAAAATGCAATGATTTATATTATTCTTCTCTCTATAAACCATCAAATCATCTTCGGAATTTAATACTCCGTCCACATCTAAAAATATTACTTTCATTTACTTCCCCCCATCTGCTCCAATGCCTGCTCTATATCATCAAGCGGTACAAAATGTTTCATATTGTTTGCATAATAGACAATCGCACACTTAACAATTTCTTTTGGCCTTTTATCTACATAGAATTTTTCAGGTATAATACCAACACCAACATCTACTTCATCTTGATAAATTACATCAAGATAACCTTTGATAACTAAATCCTTAAAACCTACAATAACACCACTAAAATTACCCTTAACGTGTTCATAATAGGTTTTCTCTACACAATCAATGTCTGTTTCCATAGTTCCGTCATTATCAATATCAACAAGATTGTTATTCATTGCATAGGCAGTAAGTGTTGATTTATCAAGATGTACCCATATTCCGTCTTTTACTTTCTTGTAAAATCCTTTACATTTTACTTTGTCAAATAGGTTCATGTTACACCCCTTTCATATCTGCTAATGCCTGCTCTGCTTCTTCTTTGGTTAGGAATACTGTATTGCCAATATATCCTCTGTAGCTAGTCAAAGAATTATCATCATATCGAATATCATATAAAAGCTTTCTACAAACGGAATAAGTTATTTCTTGCACCCAACCTTTATAAATTTGATTGTCCTTAATGAAATAAGCATAATCAGGAAGTATCATAAGTCTTTTTTGTCCCTCTGCTTCCTTATAGGCTTTCAGTTCTTCAAGAATTTTTGCAATATCAATAAAGACCTGAGGTTCTGCTTTCAGCTTTATGTTTTTAGATTTTTCATTGCAAAATGCTATCATTTCATCAATCGTCATGCTCATTCTCCTTCTTTCTTATAAATATTTTCGTTTTGGAAAACAAGGTGGCGTTTTTGGAAAATAATGTGGCATTTCAAATATTGCTTTGCAACCTTGAAAAAGAAACTTCAACCTTCCCCAAAAAGAAACCTTAAATTGATACATATATGTGTTATCAGTTGCGAAAACATCAGTTATCACTGCGACTTCTTTAATTTTTATCATGCTTTTCTCTCCTTTTCCTCCGCAATCCTCATTAACTGTCTTGTTATCTTCATTTCCTTTATACTCTCAACTTCGGATCTGCAGCCTAACAGATAATTAATCTGCTCCAACATAATCTCAACATCTGCTATTTTCTCGAATATACAATCTTCAAGGTACTTAACGTCTAAGAATTTCTTTGCCGGCGCATTTATCAGATCATCTGAACCGTAAACCCTATCATATTTTTTTATTGCCACCATCAGCTCAGCCATTTCTTCAATAAGCTGTCCACTCTGATTTGCATAACCATAATAATCTGCGACTGACTTTGTCTGCGATTCCATTGCTATATTTTTAGCAATCATTTCGTTGTTCTTTGCTAAAACATTAGCTGCATAAGTTCCAAGTTTGCACTTGCCGCATATAGCATCTAATTCTTCCAGCTTCAGATTAGCATCACAAGCATATTTGCATCTTTTGTCGCATACATATGCGGTCATTTCTTCTGTTATCTTATTCATATTTTCCTCCTCTATTTCAGTATTACCTTCCTGCTTCCACTCTTTTTATGTACAATACAAATGCTTATATTATCTTCATTTACCAGCATCCAGTTCTCCGGAACCAATCCTTCGTTAGCAACAAGTTCTTTCTGTGACCTGGTCAATTTCTTTGGTTGCTTCATTTCTTATCCTCCTGTCTGTTCTTCACTAGATTAAATGCTGCAACAAATAGCTTTAATCTAAAATCAGCTAGTTGTTCGTTATAATTATCCGCATATCCATCTGCTTCATTTTGTCCGTTTTTGAAACATTTAGATGCTTCCTGCTGGTATTCATCAACAAATGCTTGCCATTCTTTTTCTGTACAGGGTGGATTATCCATGTACTTATGCAGGAAGGTCCAAGTATTCAAGACTATACGATATGCTATTTGCGTATCGGGCATTAAAATCACTCCTATTAACGGTAATTATTATTTATTTATAAAGAAATTCCCCACTTTCTTTTGTTTTCCCCACTCATTCCCACTGCAATAAAATGTAATGGGGAACAATAATTTCTTGATTTTACAAGTCTTTTGTATCAATTCCCCGCAATCCCCACAAAATATTATCCGTCTCATGCGCGAGGTAAAAATGCAACACTTGCGTTTTGATAGTATATATAGATATGAATTATGTCGGGGGAATGTGGGGAAACGGGGAATTATTTTGTTGTAAATGGTATTTGCTGCATATCCGCTTCAACAAATTTATCGTGTTTATTAGGATCATAAGTTCGTTGTATACATACACACCTGTTCCCACAAACCTTAACGGTGTATCTGATTCTTCCGTTCTTATCAGGTAAATCAGTTTTTAATAGCTTTCTATTGTTTGCCCATGTCAAGAATGCTTTTCTACTAAAATTTCCTCTCTCGCACATGCTATTGAACACATTGCTATATATGTACACCATACCACTTCTTATATATCCCCATATTTCACCATGGTAATTATCATCTTTTGTACCGTTTTCGTATTGAAACCTATTTTCATGAACAGCAACTTCAGACATAATAAATTCATATGCTCTAATGTTTTCTGAAACTTCCTCTTTTGATTTCAAGCAATTTATACACTGCTCTAAATCAAGACAATAATCATCTGCAAATACATACTGGGCGGCTATCTGATCAGCGGTTAAGATTATGGACATTGGCAATATCTGCTTTTCTTCCCTTTCAATACCCATATCATCCAGCTTCTTTTTTATCCTAGCAAAATTAGCCTTCTGCATATCTTTTATAGCTTTTTCACCAAGAAGCTCTATTGCTTTAATAAAATATTGACCGCTCCAACCATAATTTTTACGAAGGACCTCAACTGTTTTATTTCCGTCTTCGAACAATGATCCTTCTTTCATTTCAACATCAATAATTCTATTAACAGCTCCGCCCTGCATTGTCTCAGAAGCTAATGGACGTTCCATGTTAGTCAGAATGCAATTCTTCCACTTTGTCATCCTATTAAGTCCCAACTGGGTATTAGCGCGGTCCTTACCTTTTCCTGAACATACACTATAGATAAACTCGCTAAAATCGTCGCCCTTAAATCGTTCCTTGACCTGTGACATATCATCCAGGCAAAAGGGAAGACTATTCAAAAAATCCAGTCTTAACTCCATACTTGTCAACGTAGCTTTTGCATCTGCCATAAAGTCATGTGACGGTTCTGCCCAAACAGATGCTGCCAACATCAACGCTACCGTTTTTCCTTTACCTGTCTCTCCCCACAAGTTAACTATGAACGGAAGCGCACCAAGTGGCTCTACCAGCACGGATGCAAACGATGCAGCTAAATATATCTTAGGTTCAAATCTGTCAGATTGACGCACTTCCTTAACAACATCAAGCCATTCAAGATAATCGCCTTGAGATTTTATACTCTCATATGCAGCTTTAAATCTTTCCTCGCTATCAAACTTTATATCGTCTGTATATGGCATGAATTTTCCCTTAACCCATCCCATTTTTTGTGTCGAAATTTGTGTAGGAATACTAAGTATGTTTAAGTTTTCAAGATCATACAAATAACGAACCAAATTTTTAGCTGTTTCAGAGGTTACTGCAACACCATAATCAGACAGCCCAACAATTTTACTGGCACTTGCTATTTGATTCTTTGCAACAACAATTCTTTTCCATTTGGTGCCTCGTTTATATGCCAACTCAACTTTTTCCATATCTGTTTCTGCATTGTTATATTTTGTTACTATTGTAATTGGATGATAACAAGCCAAAACCTCACTCTCATTCAGGGAAAAAGTTCTTACTCCGGTCATATCGGCAAACCAGTTTCCGCAATGCAATGCCTCATATTCATCAAATCGAGTAACATTATCATTTGTTTGGGCCCTCTTCTCTTTTTCAACTTTTTGCGTCATATATTCTTCTTTGTATGCCTTTAAGAGCTCTACAAAATCAGTTTTTTTTCCTAATTCCTTTGCCCTATTTATAAGATGCTGTTCTAATCGTTTTCTTTGAACGGGCGAATCCATACTCATAAGCGTCATAAAAATGTCATCATCCATGATGCTTTCTGACGTCAACTCGCTCAATTTAATTTGTCCTATCATATCTGCTTGCTCCTAAGGTCTAGGTATTTTTAACAATTCCAGTATTAATTTTGGGGTTTTTATTTTGGAACAAAATACCCATTCGACATCATATGCTACTGAAGTACGATACATTTGTTCCATTAACCTTGCTCCGGTTATAGAAGAGTACCTGCTTTTCCATCCTGCCACATCTTGTAATTCCTTTATTTTGCCTCCGTGTTCTACCAGAACGATTAAATGTATACCTTCCGCTTTTGAGCGTCTAATTTCACGCCAGAAGCGGTTAGAATCATGGGTACACAAATTACTGCAAACCTCATTTAAGTTACGTTTTCTATCAATGACTACATTTGGATTAATATCGCTAACATAGTCCCCAATATCCAATTTGCTGATTTTGTATGTATACCCATGTTTAAGCAAATAATTTTGAATATGATCCCATTTCTTTTCTCTGCTATCTACAATAAGCATATTTACTCCTAACCGGGAATGTTCCCCACAAATTAATGTGTTATATTAAATGGCAATTCTTCCTGAATACCCTCAGGTACATTTAAGAAACCTTCATTGTCTGGAACGGAACTATTGTTTTTCTGCGATTTACTTTCACAAAACTCCATTTCGTCAACAATTACCCCTGTTGAATATACTTTTGTTCCATCCTGCTTTGTATAGTTATCGTTCTGCAGCCTTCCTGTTACAAGAGCCTTCATTCCCTGACGAAAATACTTCTCTACAAACTCACCTTTTTTACCAAAAGCCACACAGTTAAAGAAGTCAACATTTACACCATCGTTTGAAGCCATCCTTCTGTCTACTGCCAACGAAAACTTAGCAATTGCCTTTTGCTCCTGACCTGTACTGTATCTGACATCCGGGTCTCGTGTTAATCTTCCCATCAAAATTACTTTATTCATAAACCAAACTCTCCTCCTAAATAGTAGCAACCTGCAAGGTATCGCTATCAGTTGTGCGTGTTGCTATAAACTGAACACCCTTGTCTTTGCATTTTGAATACAATCTTTCTCTTACAGGAGTTGCTAAGCGCTCTACACCATCCACAAGAATAAACTGCAAGCCGGATGCATTACTAAGGGCTACATCAACACATAAGTCGAGTTTTTCACCATCAGAAAGATTTGATACAGGCAAGCCATTAATAAGAGGTATGCCCTTAGCCACATCAATACTTAATCCCTCAATTGGTATGTCTGACTGTGCAAGTATTTCAGCCGGAAGTGACCTTGCTTTCTCGATTAATCTTGTATAGTTATTTGAGACCTCCTGTAAATCCTCAACCTCTAATTCAAGAATTTTCATGCGCTTATATTCATTTACATAAGCCTTCATCTTTTCAATATTCTCCACTTCACGCTGAAGATCCGAACAGTCTTTAGGAACAACATCACGGTACTTGGCATACTCAGCTATCTCTTTATCAAACTCTGCAATAGCTTTGTCGTGATTTGCATTAATTACTTCTATCTTCCCTGCCTTCTGTTCTCCAAGAGCACCAAGAGCCGTCTGAGCTTCCTTGATCTGATTCTGCAGATTAACAATAAGGTCAGACAATCTCTTTTCTTCAGCCGCAAAAGTTCGGTCAAGAGCTGACAGTTCAATTTCCCTATCAGCATCAATACTTCTCTTTTTATTGTCGCTGTTAGCAAGCATTGTCTTGGCTTTTTCTATCTGCGAATTATCATACTGAATGCGCTCAATCTGTTTATATATTTCTCCTGTCGAGACATTCTCCCACTCATCGGCATTATAACCAACCGGAAGGGTGCCGAGTATATCATCAACAAATGCTTTTTTATTACGGATATCTCGATTAACATCCTGACGTTTTAAGAAATAATCGCCTTTTTCTGACTGTATATCTGCAAGAACCCCTAATATGCTCTGGTTGTAATCAACCCATGAAGGAATCTCACCGAACCATTCCTTGATATTGTCAAGACTCCACTGGTAATCAATCATGTCAAGAATTGCCCTGTTCTGTTCCCTTGCCGGCATTTCCATAAACTCAACCGGGTTAAGCTGCAGTGACGAGAATAATCCTCCAAGAAATGCCTCCGGTGACTTAACTTCTTTACCACCATTCTTAACCGATTTATAATCCGTAGTATCATTTCTTTTGATACGATTAATCTTAAGACCGGTATCAGTCTCAACAAGAATCTCGCCCTCAGATTCTCCCTGCCTAACTATAATATTTCTACCGGACTTATTGGTTAAGGCATATCTGATAGCATCAATTACAGATGATTTTCCAACACCATTTGTTCCGGACAATTCAACATTTTCCCCATTCTGCTCATACTCTTTTATTCCGAACAGGTTACGTATTTTTAAATATGTTATTTTCATTATGCATCTTCCTCCTTTTCATTATTTGCAGCTTCTGCATCCATCCTATCTTTCTCTTTACGCATACATTCCAGGCACAGTTCTCGTCCACAATTATCAACGGCAATCTGTGCTAATTCTTTTGCATTCTTACCACAAGCAGGACGTATTTCCTTACCGCAATCTTTGCATATGATTTTTTCTAACACAGGAATCTTGTTTCTAATTCTTAATGCCTCAACAATATCTCCAAAAGCTTTAACTTTCTCAATATAAATGGCTATTGATTTGCCTGCCCATTCTTCTATATATGGAGTTCCATGTATCTTAGCAATCGTTTTGCAGTTTGTACTGTTTAAGATCATTGGCTTAATACCAGCTTCTACAAATCTTGCAACTGTACATGTTTCTTTTTTATTGGAACTTGGGTTATACACATCCTCCTGACCAACACTTTTAATTGTTACTACAAGGTCCTGACCCGGCATCAATGCATAGGCTCCAAGATAATCCGGGTTATCTAATTTTTTCCAATGAGTTAATTCCATGCCAATCCCCCTAACTATAATCATCTGCTAACAACTCTGTAACATTGTTGAATTTGCCTTCATATCCATACCAATTATCATTAACCTTACAGTCATGGTATCTGCCTATTAACTCTCTAAACAAATCATGTCCCTGATTAATAAATTCCTGGTCGCATACATAGATCCTGACTGCATATGGTGCAGTTTTTTCTTGAGCAACAAAGATAAATCCATACTGCTCAAATTCATTGTTGAATAATCCCTCTGTATACATTCCTGCTTGAAGCTTGTATCCATACTTACGTACACTGCGTTCAAAATGTCCATCTTCGCATGAGTCAGTTGTTTTGTAATCAACTATGACTTTTCTTTCATCATATGTACTGATACAATCCGGTCTGCACTTACACTTTTCACCTGTATCTGAATCTACCCAGAAATAACTCTGTTCAACCTTCCCGGTTAATAACTGTCTTGCAAGTGGAACATTATCTATAGCACTAGACATCTCTTTGATTTTGTCCAGTTCTTCTACCGTAATAATATCTTTACCTGCATTTCTAACAACAAAGTCAGCATATATCTGCTTGCCTTCCTTGGTTCTCTTATCGCAAGTCGGTGCTACTGCAAATTCAGATTCAAAATCTTCCTTTTCCAGAATGTATTTATGCGCAGCTCTTCCAAATACTAATGCCTTTGTTTCCTCTTCCTCATCTTTTTCAAGATTATACTTAAAATGCAATGGGCTTTTATTCATCAGAAACAACTGCGACTTACTAATACCTTCACTTTCTCTGTATTCTTTATTTGTCATAACGCTTTCCTCACATTTCTTTGAATTTTGTTTACACATTCGCTGCAGACAGGCTTTCCAGAAAATATTAATAAATCAATTTCACCTTTATTCTTTTTACAAAACAGGCACGACTCATTTCTTGCATTAATCGATATTGTTTCACCTAACAACTCAACTTCAACTCTGCATCCTGCTGCATCTACGCCAAGAGCTCTTCTCATGTGTTTTGGCAAGCACAATCTTCCTAGCTTGTCTACTCTTTTCACAACAGTACTCATTGACTTTCCTTACCCTTTCTGCTATCATATAGCTACGCTTTTGTTTGTGGGCTTTCGAGAACTATTGTCTCGTTAGTCCATTTTTTTTGCTACTTTTGCCGTTACTGTGGTTTCTATCCCGAAACACTTGTAAAGCCATGCATAAAATCTAATTGGCATTCCTGGTATTACTGGCATCCTTTTCACTCCCTTCCTCTTCTTTAATTTGTTTACTTCTTTGCATTTTTCGAGATAAAGCCTGTCCATTTCAATAATCTGTCCCGGAGTAAGCCCGGTATCTTCATATGCTGCTATTTTTTCACATAAAGGATTAAAAGAACAATTCTTATCGCATTTGCTTGTCAAGCAATGTTTATAATATGCTTTACCTGTTGGATATCTCTTTGTTAATCTTTCCATTTTTAAACCTCTTCTTTCTGATAAGAATACTTGCTCTGAATTTCTCCGCCTAATGCGGCATAACCACATATATCAATCCAATTATCGGATTTATATACTCCGTTAGAGTTTCTAGCAACCTTCAGAAGTATCATCATGTTTGCTACATCTTCTGCTGTTACTCCAATTCCCAAATATACAGTCCACATCTTAGCTATAATTGAGAAGCAGTCTTCAGGCTTTCCATACGTACCTTCCCTATCGCCATTAATTATTGCCTTGGCTGTTTCTAAAATATTATTTCGATCCACAATGTTTACTTTTGGTGTGTCGTTCATCCTTAGCACCTCCTTTCTTATTAAATAAAGAACACGGCATTAATCTTGACCTTTCCATGCACTTCTCTCTTTTAGTGCACTCTCTGCACGACAGTTTCTTCAACACCTTCCCTCCTTACTGTATTTTTGATATTGCCTCTTCCAGTTCCTCAAGAGACATTCCCTGGCGCATAGCAAGTTTTGCCGGACTAATATTGTATGTAAACATACTGCTCATCTTTATTGCATCCCCAA